TTACCAGCCACCACCACCGCCGTTTCGACCGCCAGCTCTAAGAAGCGCCCGCGTAAGAGCAGCCTTCGCACCGGCTTTACGACCACCTCCGGTACCGCCTTCCGCCGGCATCATACGGCGTCTTTTTAAAGCACCCATACCGAATCCTTTCAAAGCCTCTTCGGCAGCGCCGTCAAAGGCCTGCTCGGCTCGGTTGCTGAAACCACCTTCCCCGTCGCCGAAACCTTGAGCAGCAGCGAGCGCGATGTCGCCCATCCTTCCTGACGGCAACTTAAAAGCTGCGTCCGAGGCCACCTCTCCGAGACCTTGCAGAGTTTTGGAGATATACGGATGCTGGTCGTCGAAGGCCTGATCCATCCCGCGCTGAATAGCGAGTGCGTTGTCATAGCGCTCTCCAAACGTTCGGCCCGGCAGCGGCGGAAACAAAAAATCGGGCAGCAATGGGTCGAAAGCGGGCGCCAGAAATGCAGCTGTCCCAGCGTCCATTTCGTCGAGGTAGGAACCGACGACCGTGCCGCGGCCGATGGCGCGTATGGCATTGTTAACCGACAGATCGCCCGATTGCCCCGCGTAAGGGTCATTTCTAAGCTCGGCAACTCTTCTCGGCGGTGCAACCGGTGTTCTATTAAAGTCTGACATTACGACTCCTGTGGATGGTGGTTGGGATCGACATGGCTTCCGAACAGCAGCTTGGAGATCTGCCTCAGTTTTAGGGCGGGTCGGAGCGGACCGCCGGCTTCTTCAGCGCTTGCAGAATTGCATCGCCATCGCGCGCTGCCGCGGTGGGACATTCGCGTTGGCAATGGCCTTCAGAAGCGGCTAGCCTCGGTCCGCTCATCGGATTTGGGGTTGAAGATGGCTGCTGAACCGCGAGTGGGATGCTGGCGCCCCAAGACGGCAACGAAGGCTCATGAGTTGTCAGGGAACACTGCGCTTGCCGCCGAAGATCGACGGCAGGAAGCCGGGAAACTTCGCCGGCGGAGTTGAAGGCATGCCCGTTGGCGCTGCGGAGGCCTCGGCTGCCCGCTGCTCCTCATCCTGCTGCCTGATTTCCAGCCCGCCCATCAGGGCCTGCGTAAGCCGCGCAGCGCCCTGCCACGGCGATAGCACCGGGCTCATGTCCATGCCTTGCTGCAGCATGGCGTAGGCCAGCCGCTTGCGCTGGTCGCTGACCTCGCCCTGAGTCTTGCCTGTATCGCCGCCGAAGATATATGCCATCAGCCCACCGCCCTTCCGTAATCGACGCGGTCGAAACCGTCTGCGTGTTCGAACACCGCGTCCGGATGCATCGTGCGCACATCGTCGGACATCAGGCCGATCTGCATCGGGCCACCGTCCTTGTATTTGAAGGCGTAGACCGGCAGGCCGTTGTCCAGCGTGCCGACGCGTTTGATGTCTTCCTTCAGCCGACGGTCGGACTTTGCCCAGCCGCCGAGCAGCGAGCCGCCGAGGCCGAAGAGGCCGCCCATCGCCGCGTTCGACTGGGCGACCTGCCGGTCATAGAGGCCCATCTTCTGGTTGAAATTTTCATTGATGAGCCCAGCCTGATCCACAGTCGGCAGTTGCGTCGTCGGGGTGTTGACGTAGCTCGGCTGGTGGACCTGCGAGCCCGACATCAGCGCCGAAATCTCGTTCAGCGGCTGGTTGCGCTCGGTCAGGATCGAGTTCTGGGCATTCGAATACATGTCGCCGAGATACTGGTCGGAGGCGGCCTGTTTGCGTGTCGAAAAATCGCGCATGGCGTTGTCATAGGCGGCCGAGCCCATCGAGATGCCCTTGTCGGCAAGGCTCTGATCGAGGCTTGCCTGATTGCGGTCCCACTGGTTGTTGAAGCCGGATTGCCAGTGATCGTTGACATATTTGCCGACATTGCCGGCGCTGAGATCGACATTGGTGCCGAGCACGCCCGAAATCTTGCCGGTCTGGTCGTTGGCGAGCCTGGCAAGGCCGAGCTGCGTCTGGTCGTAGATCGCCTGGTTCTCGGGCGAATAGGTCTGATAGGCCGAATAGGTCGGCAGCCGATAGGTCTTGCCGTTCTGGTCGGTCATCGTCTGGTAGCCGCTGACCTTGTATTCCAGCGAACCATCCGGCGTGTACTGATTGGTGTGGCTGAGTCCCGCATTGGCGATGGCGGTGTCGACGTTGGTGGCCGTCTGTGCCGCTGCGGTCTGTGTCGGATCAGGCGCCTTTGGGGCCTTCGGCGTGGAGACCATAGGGAAAATCCTCTTTCATGATTGCGTAAAGCAGCGCGTCGCAGTCGCCGAAATAGGCTTGCTGGCGGCCCTCCAGACGGGCGCCGAGCCGTGCGAGAACCCGCTGAGATTCAGCATTGTCGGCGCGGGTTCTTGCGGTTGCGCGGCGGCAGCCGAGCTGGTGCACGACATAGCGAAAGACCGATCGCATCAGCGTCAGCGTCAGCCGGTCGGCGGCAAGCGAGACCTCGACGTCATGCTCGGTCCAGACGTTGAAGACGAAGCCGGCGATGATCCGGCCGCGGTCGATATGGGCAAGCGTGGTGTAAGGCGGATGGAAGGTCACGCCGATCCTGTTGCCGACCCAGGCCGCGATCTGCTCGCGCGGTTCGGAGACGATCAAATCGGCGCGCCCTTTTCGTAAAGCACGGAGCCGCCGACCACGGCCGCTTCCGAGACGGAGCCGGACGAGCCCGAGATCAGCGCCCGGATCGTCGGCGCCAAGGCCGAACCGGCGCCACCGGCGGAGGCGAATTTGCGCACAAGCGAGATACCCGGGAATTTCGCGACACCCCAGACCGCCGTTCCCCACTTCGCCGCCGTATTGTTCTCGATCGACGACAGAAGCGCATTGGGAATCTTGGTCTGGTAGTCGACCGAGATCCCGGCATACATCAGCGTGGAAACCCCGATCTGCGCCGTCACCCCGATCAGCTTCGAAAGCTTGGTCGAGAGGCCGTCGCCATAGCGGCTCCAGGCGCCGACCATCAACGCGTCGATCGCCACGCCATTGTCGTTGGCGCCGACTTCGGCCTCATAAACCGTGCCGTCGCCCGCCCCGAAGAACAGCCGGTCCTGCCATGTCGTCCAGCAGGAGGCGGGCATGCCGACGAAGCGGCACCAGGCCCCGGTTTCGGTGTTCATCACATATTGATAGGGGCCGAAGGAGGACGGCAGGTTGACGATCGCCATCTGCCGCGCCGGAAAGCTCGAAAGCTGCCACTCCTCAGAGGTCGTGCCGGTCGCCGCAACGGTCTCGCGCCAGGTCGGGCCGATCTTGGCGGTGATCGCCCCAAGGCTGGTCGCACCCCGATCGAGCTGCACGGCCTTGGTGATCGGCACGATGCCATCCGTCGTCATGATCGCGAGATCAGCGCCGACCGACAGCAGGCATCGATCGGTGCCGAGCGGCCGGCCGAGCTTGAAGGTGCCGATCAGCCCCCAATTGGAAGCATTCGAGGGATCCGAACCCTGGAAAACGATCACCTCGCCTTCCGAGGAGATCAGCACCAGGCACTGCTGCAGGCCCGTCGAAACCGGGATGGTCCAGACGTTGATCGCAATCAGCGTGCCGCCATATTTCATGTTGCCGCCGACCGGCAGCACCGTCGCCGTACCGCTGACGGCATCGGTGGCGAGATACCAGACATTGGTCGAATTCTTCTCGATGAACCACAGACGCGAGCGATAGGCGGTGACGGCGATCAGCAGCGAGGCGTCCGGAATACCTGATATCATCGTCGAGGGGACGTAAGGAGTGGCGACCGCGCCCTTTTCAAGCTGGGCATTGGTCACCGTTCCCGAGACGGTGACGACAAGCGTGCCGGCCGCGGGCGCGAAGGTGAGCGACACGCGGTTGTTGACACCCGTGCCGTTCAACGTGCCGGTGAAGGCGCCGGAAAGGGTGACGGAGCCGGTGCCGAAGAAGCTCAGCGTATAGGCCGTGTTCCTGATGGCAACATTCTGGGTGGCGAGCGTTGCGGTGCCGACCAGAAAATTGTTCGTCCAGGCAGTGCCGTTGAAGAGCAGCGGCGTGTCGAGGCCGTTGACGAGGCGCAGAAACTCCTGGCCGGCCGGGTTGGTATATTGCTGCACCGACCAATGGGCGCTTGCCATGCCGGAGACGACGGGTGCACCGACGGCACCGCCCGCCGTCACATCGAAGATCTTGTCGCCGGCCGCGGCAAACAGCCGGTTGCCGACGCCCGAATAGGGAATGACCGTCTGCACGTCGGCGCCAAGCCCGGTGGCGAAGGCGAGGAACCCGTAGCGGGCGCGCACCCGGTTGGCCTCGGGAAAGAAATTGTCGAGCTGAAACGCCGCATCGGCAGGCATATCCGCCATCTCGACATCGGTTCGCCAGCCGCCGATCGGCGCGATCCAATCTTTGCCTGGCGAAACGCGGCGGGTGCGCCCGTTTTGAGGGACAGGTCTGCGGGTCATGGGTTGGACACCGTGATTGTGCCGGGCCAGTAATTCTCGGGCGCCTGCCCCCTCGCCGGCCGCGAAAGGTCGACGGGGCTTGCCGCCCGATCTGCGCCGATCGCGGCTTCCTTGGATCGCTCGAAACTGGCGATCTCCTCACCATAATCGAGGCCCTTGGCCCGCTTCCAGCGCCAGATCAGCGAGAGTTCGAGAAGGTCTTCGGGGAAACGGGCCGTATCGGTATCGTTTGCCCAATTCGCCGCATAGGTTGCCTCGCCATTCAGCGCCACCCAGAAGCCGGAAATATATTCATAAGCCATCGTCTCGCCGGCAGCGTTCGGATGGATATCGAGCTTGCCGCCGGCCATGCGCCAGATCTGCGGCACCGGGTTCGAATTGATGATGGTGTGGCGCTGCCAGGTCTGTGGCTCCACGGGGCCGTTGAGCTGCCAGAGGCGCGAGGCATTCCAGATCTTCGAATTGGCGGCAAAGCGGTCCCAGTCAGCGGGCGGCTCGGCCGGCTCCGGGTTGGCGCCCGTCGTTGCGAATTGCCGCTGCACCATCAGCGTCGACCAGTCATGTTCGCGCATCAGGTCGCGGCCGGCGCGGGTGGAGAGGATGCGCAGCTGCATGATCTGCGGATCCGCCGAGGACATGACGGCCGTCGGCGGATCGAGGTCGATTTCCGCGCAGACATTCTGAATGATGGTCAAGAGCGACATGCGCGGATCTCCGGTTCAGGCGACGACGTGGCCGCGGGACTTGGTCCCGCCCTGGCGTTCGTTTTCGAGCGCCTCGAAGCGGGTGGCCATCTCCCTCATCTGCTCCTGCAGGCGTGTCACCTCGTCCTTTAGCCGCTCGTTCTCGGCGGCAAAGGCCGAGGCAGCACTCGAGTTTTCAGCGGTTGCGAGATAGGCCCGGGCGGCGGCAACAAGCTCGTTCGCGCCCATGCCGATCTTCTGCTTGACGGTGTCGGAAAGGGCTGCGAGCTGCTCGACGGTGTAGATATTCACCGCCTCCAGCTCCTTGATCTGGCTGGGCTTCAGATAGGGCCATTGCGCCAGCGGCGTGCCAGTCAGCTGCTCGCGGGCGGCCGCCCCTTCCTTGAAACGCTTGTAGGCGTCGGAAAAGCGCTGTTTGTCGTTCTCGGTGACCTCACGATAGACTTCGGTGTGCTTGTCGCCCGAGATGAAGATGCGGACGAATTCCTTGTCGGCGAAGATCGGCCGGCCTTCCTTCTCCGTCAGAAAAGTCTGCTCGACCGGTTCGAGGCTGAAGGAGGCATAAATTCCGGTGCTGTTGTCGGGCATGGTGCGTGTCTCGCTGTTGATGGCGGGGAAATGAGGAACGGGCGCCGCAGCGCCCGTTGGTTGACGGTTTAGTTCACCTTCGACAGGAACGGACGCATCAGCGTTGCCTCGAGCACGCCCGTCGCGGTGATGGTGATGCCGGTGCCGTTGGCGGTGGCGTTGGCCGAGAGGGTGATGCTCTGGACGACGCCGTTCGGGCTGTAGGTGATGCCGGCGATGGTGGTTCCGCCTGCGATACCCGTGCCGGAGACGGCCGCGCCGATGAACGGGCCGGAACCGGCATTCAGGCCGGAAAGGCTCGTCAGCAGGTTGGAGCCGTTGACCGTGGTGGCGGCAAACGTCTGGTTGGCCGCCACAAAGTTGACGTTGGCGATGGCCTTGGTGGTTGCCGTGGCGGATGCCGGGGCGCTTGCCTGGCCTGCCGTGGTCGTGGTTTCGGCAACGACGAGGGCCGCCGTTGCGGTTGCCACCTGAGACGGCGCCTGGCCGTTGCGCTGCAGCCATATGTAATAGGTGCCTGCTGCAAGCGTAATCGCACCGATCGGGCCGCCCGTGAGGGTCGGCGGTTGGGCGGCGCCCGAGAAGACGCCGCAGCGATTGCCGACGACGGCAGCTGCCGTGGTCAGGAGCGAAGCGACATAATCCCGGGTCCACTGGAACCACTGGCCGGGCTGAAGGGTCGTCTGCGAGGCCAGCACGAGCTGGCAATAGACCCATTCGGATTCGCGGTCTCCGCCGGCGACAGCGCCGAGGGAGAAGTTCGGGCCCGGAATACCGGAGCCGGAAACGATCGGGCCTTCGACGACGAACGGGTTCGCGCCAAGACGATCGGACTGGATTGAAGCGACCGACATTTGCTTTTCCTTTCGTTGACGATCAGGCGAACAACACGCCCTGCAGGAAGGCGTTGTTCATAGTGAGGTTGCCGGCGAAGCCCATGAGCTGCACGAAGGCATCCTGGTTGGTGTTCATGCGCTCGTCGCCGATCGGAGCCATGTCGCGGTCGCGGTGCGGGCGGTAGAACAGGTACTTGGTGTTCAGGAAGAACATCTGATTGAGCGGCGCACCGCCGCCGAAGCCGCCGTCGAAGATCACGTCGGCGCCCATGTACTGCAGCGACTGGAAGCCGGCCATGCCCTTGTCCGCCGAGGTGATGCGCTGGATCGCCTGCAGCGATTCCCAGTAGAGGCGGAAGAAGTTGTTGTCGGCGACGACAAGATCAGGCGCATCGGAGCCGCGAACGCAGGACATGTAGAGCCGGTTCATATAGCTCTGGATGTTGGCATTCGAGGCTGCGGCACCGCCATCGGCCGAAGCCGAGAATTTCTGGTTGCGCCAGAAACCCCAGGTGGCGCGCGAGATGCCGCCGACGGTGCCCGATGTCGGCGAGGTCGAGATCAACAGCTGCAACCCGCCGATCTGGCGCCCGCCATCGGCCGTGCCATCGGAATAGCAGTCGAGCGCGATGTTGTTCTTCAGCGTCGTTTCGGCGTTTTCGATGCGCTGCTCGAGCAGATCGAGGATCGCATCCTCGCCGGAATTCTGCAGCTGTTCGAGGCCCGACATGGAGACGGCGACCGCGGCCTGCTTGAGATCGTATTCGGCAGCGGTGATAACGTCGGAGGGCTGCACATTCAAAATATCGTAGCCGGAATAGCGCTTGAAGGTGCTGTTTTCCTGGTACTGCAGTTCCTGGACGATGGTGCGGCCGCCGGAGATGGGCTTCTTGCGGCCGCGGCTGTTCAGACGGGTGAGAAGACCGTTGTTCTTCGTCACGTCGTCGGCGACCGTGCCGCTGCGGTTGCGCAGCGTCGTGGTCACGATTTCAGAGAGGTTGGGCGAGATGGGCATTAATCATTCCTTTGATCAGACTTGACCGCGCGAAAAACGCATGGCGTCGCGCAGCGAGTCTCGGATTGAGGTGGGCTGGCCTCTTGCCGCATCGCGGGTCGGGCCCGGCGCGGAAGATCCAGAGATGGATCGCGAGGCGCGGCGGGCTTGATCTGCCGCTGCTGCCCTCTGGGCTTGCTGTTGGTGGACGGGCGCCTGCGCAGTCTGGCTGATCAACTGCCGGCGAATGTCCGGGCGCATCCAGCATGCGGCGTCGTAGGCGTCCTGAAGCGACGATGCCCGCCCTGCATTGATAAGGGCGATCATGTCATCAAGCACTTCATCGGCGTGCGCATTTGCCGGGTCGGAAAGGAAGGCATCGACTTGAGTTTCGGTGTCCCTTTTCCTGAGAACGTGTTCGACCGTCGCCTCGACATTGACGTGTCGCGGCTGCGGTGCTCCTTGCTGTGGTCCGGCCTGCTGCGAACTCCGCTGCAGGACCTGTTCCATCTGGCCATTGACCAGGGCGTGAAGGTTGACCCCGGCCATCCTGGCGACGTGAACGACGGTGTTGATGGGATCGTGGATGAGCGCCTTTTCCCAGTCGATCGCCCGGCGCATGACATCGGCATGGGTCATGCCGGCCTGGCGGATGAGCGGCGTGAACTCCTCGAGCCCCTTGTAATCCTGCAGGACGCGGAAGCCGTTATCGACCTCCTGTTCCCGCTTGGCGATCGCCGCCTGCACTTCTCCGGGAAGGGTCGCGAATTGCGCCTTGGCTTCCGCCGACCAGCCGGGCGGGACCCGGCTGCCGATGCTTGCCGGCTGTTCCCGGGTCTGCATCTGGGTCTGTGCCTGGGGTGTCTGCTGAGCGGCGTTTGCCGCGGGCGCCTGCCCTGCCCTCGCCGCTGTGGCCGCTTGCTCCTGCCCCTTGGCCAGGAAGCGGCCGTTTTCCCCGTCGCGCGGCTGGCCGGCGATATCGCCCGGTCCATTGCCTTCGACGGTGTCGATCGCCGCCTTCAGGGTGTCGCGGATGCTGACGGGCTTGTCGTCGAACGCGCCAAAATCTTCGCTGCCGTTGCCGGCCTCGTTCAGGTCTTCCATGTCCATGTCGGAAACTTCCTTTGTCGGGGATTGATGCCCGTTAGAGCAATTCCAGGAAAAGTGCGAAGCGGTTTTCCGTCCGGAATTGCGTACAAACAAAAGGTTAGAGCCCTATTGGGCTCTAGGCGTTGTATTCGGCGTGAACCCGTCGCAGCTCCTTGCGGATCTCGGCGCGATCGGTCTTCGGCTTTTCGATCGGCTGCGGCTTTTCGTTGCCGATCTCGACCACGCCGGCCGACCGATAGGCGGAGCGCAGCTTGGCTTTCGAGGTGTAATGCCTTCCGTCATGCATCGACTGGATATCGATGCTGTCGCTGACGAAATGCGGCGCCGGCAGATCGGATTGCGCCAGGTTTTGCACCGGCATGCAGGTGTGCGGCCACTTGTCGAGCGGGTGCCAGCCGCCGCAGACGCGGCAATAACGTTCTCTCATGCTTCAACCCCAATCATTGATAGGCGGGCTGTTGCGCCTGGAACTGCTGCAAGGCCTGCGCCGCCGCCTCGCCGCGCGCCTGTTCCACCACGGCGCGATGCTCGATCTCGGCTTGCGCGACGCCAAGCTCGGCTTTCCGCTGTTCCGCACCGGCCTTCACTTCAGCCGTCTTCAGCTTGATCATCTGCTCGGCCGGCGGCTCCGGCGGCGGTTTTGGTGCGGTCGCCGCCTCGGAGAGCTGGGCGCCGACCTGCTCCAGCGTGCTTTCCAGCTGGCGGCCGGCCCTGAAGCCGCGGGCGGCAAAGAGCAGCGTCTCGACCATGACAGGCACCAGCATCGGGTTCTGCTGCGCCATGGCGCCGGCCTGCTGCAGGAAGCCGCCGATCATCTGCACGAATTCCATACGGCGCTGCTTTTCGGCGTCCTCGTCGGGCTCGATCGTCGAATCCGTTTCGATGTCGATCTGGAAGCCGCGAATGCTGTCATTGCGCAGGAGCTGCACGACCTCGTCGATCGTCGGCTGCTGCATCATCTGCTCAAGCTGCGGCGGCATCTCGGGCGGCGGCGGTGCGGCTTGCCCCATCTGCTCGGCACGCGCCGCGGCCTGCTGGGCGGCCATCTGCATCTGCTGCATCTGCAACTGAACCTGCTGCTTCTCAGCCATGGTCGGAAGCTTGATGCCGCTGACCAGCATCAGCGTTTCCGGCTGGAACTGGTCGCAGATGATTTCGCCGGCAAGCCGGATGATGTCGCGGGCGAAGCGGGCAAGCTCCGACTGGCGGTCGCGGATGCGGATCGAGCCCCACTGGCTCTTGATGCGCTGCGCCGTCGCCGTCTCCGACGCCTGGGTATCGCCGCGGACGATGTCGGAAATGCCGGTGATCTGGTAGACGTCCTCGATCAGCTGCTTGCGGGCCTGGATGCAGGCGATGATGACCTTCTGAACCTCATCGATCGGCAGCGTCACGATGGCCTTCGAGCCGCCCTTGTCGGTGAAGGCGGCCCATTCCGGGATCGGCACCATGACGGTATCGTTTTCCGGCCGCATCGCCTTCTCGATCGCCGGCGAGATCGCGCCGTCGCCGGAGGGATAGAACACTTTCAGACGCAACTGATCGGTCAGCTTGTTGACGCGCTTCGTCAACAGATCGATCTCGTCGCATTGCTGCTGATAATAGACATAGTCGGGAACCGGGATCAGAGAACTCGTCGACATCGTGCCGTAGGCCGGGCGCGGGCAAGGCCAGAAATGCGTCAGATCCAGCGGCGGCTCCGACACTTCGAGCGCCACCGGCGCACCGTCGGCGATCCAGACGGTATAATTTTCGCTCTTGCACCAGATCTCCCAGACATGGGTCTTGCCCTCGTTCTCGGCGCGCTCCGTCTGGTTGGTGCCCTTGTTGCTGCCCGCACCTTGGGCCTGGAGCGATGTCATGGCGTCAGGGCCGAAGCGTTTCTCCAGCTCCTCGTCGGTCATCGGCACGCGGCGCGCCACCCATGTCACATCCTTCCAGCGCCGCGCCGGCGAATGCAGGAAGTCCGACCAGTGCACATAATCGATGCAGACACGCTCGTCGCTGATCGCCTCAGGCGGCGCTCCGCCATCCTCGCCCATGCCGCCAAGGAGACCTTCGGGCAAGCCCCTATTCGCAGGCGCGTCGGAAGGCTGAACGCCCATGTCGAGCGGCTCGAAATCGGCCTCGTAGCGCAGCCACACCGTGCCGCGGGCGCAGAGCAGGAAATCGTCGCGCACCGCCCGCATGATCGAATCGATGTCGGCTTCGTCGCCCATATAGGACAGGTTGCGTTCGACCAGTTCCGAGGCCATGCGCGCCACCGGCTGCGCGTCCTTGAAGCGGCGCTCGACGACGGGCTGCGGCACCCGGGCATAGACGGCCGGCTGCAGCACCGAAGTGTTTGCCCACAGCATCGGAAACCTTCGCTTGGCCGCATTCGTCTGGTCCGACTGCTGGTCGAGATAGATCTTCTCGATCTTGACGCAGCGGTCGTGCCAGGATTTGAAATAGCGCTGGGCGCGCTCGAGCTCCTGCTGCCAACGGGCGCCGACCTTTGCCAGGTCCCATTGCTGCCCGCCCTCCAAAGCCGTCGTTTCGTCTTCCATCAAACACGCTCGCTATAACAAGGGGTGGAATCGGCAAATTCGTTGAAGGTCATCGTCTGGAAGGTCGGCAGCGCCTTGGCCTGCGGCTTCAGCGGTTCAGGCGCCAGGCCGGTGAAGATGATCGCCAGACCGCCGAAAGCGTCGGCACCGTGCGAGGCCCAGTTGTGCAGGGGCTCATCGCGGAAAACGCTCAAATCCTCGTCCCAGTCCTTGCGGTAGTTCCGCAGGCACTTGATGCCCTGGATGCAGCCGGCCTGGTCGAACTCGATCTTCGCCAGAATGCGCCTGGTGCCGTTGATCCGGTCATGGACATAGGCGCGCTCGATCTTGCGGACGGTGCCGAGACCTCGGGCCTTGACCTCTCTCAGCATGACTTCGATGCGGGTCATGCCGCCGCGCGTCCATTCCCTGACCTTGATGTCATGTGGCATGTTGTGGACGCCGTAGACGTAGCCGTGCTCGGCGCCTCGCCGCTCCAGCTCGTCGAGCATGCCGTCCATGCCGGTGCCGGTATGCTCGAAATAGCCGATCATCCTGACACGGCCGGGCAGCACCTGAAACAGCCAGACGCTGTTGGTATCATCCATGCCGATGTCGGAAATGGTGTGGACGGGATAACCGTCCACATGGGGGAAAACCCCGATCCGCTCTTCGGCGTCGGCGACCGCCATCTGGTCGGCGTAATAGGCGCCCTCGACGCTCGCTTCGAAAGCTTCTGCCGGCGTCGAGGGATATTCGCGCTTCATGTCGCCGAGCTGGGTTTCGGCCTTCTTGACGTACCAGGCCTTCTGCCCGTCCGTCAGCGTGATGCCCTGATCGGCCAGATTGCGGAAATACTTTGCGAAAGCATCGGTGATGATGACGCCTTGAGGCGCGATCGCATATTGCGGTTCCTTCCACCAGGGGAAGAAATGGAATTTGAAGTCCAGTTCGGTAAGCTTTGCCGCCTGGCGCTGCTTGACCTGGCCATCTTCGCAGAGCGTGTAGAAATGCCCTTCCTGGCCTTCCGCCGTGCTTTCGACGAAGACCAGCTGGCCGGCCTGCACGGTATTCAAAGCGCCGGTGCGGACTTCCCTCGCCTTGTCAGGATATTTCGCGCAAAGCTTTCCATATTCGGAGATATGAAGATATTGCAGCGTTCCCGAGCGCAGCGAGGTTCCGACACGGATGCTCGAATTATTGCCAAGCAGCAGTTCGGTCTGGTTGGCCCTGACGACCGGCACGGCGTTGCGAATTCCGTCAGGCAGATTGTCATAGGGATATTTGATCTTGTCCCGGAAGATCGTCTGCACGTCGCCGAGCGTATGGGCGATGGTGCCGGCGCGGATATCCCGGTTGAAGACGCAGGCATCGAGCATGAAGATCTGAATGAAAGTCGTCAGACCCAGCTGGCGGGCCTTCAGCAGCACATTGAGGTAATGCATCTGCTCGAAAAAGGTCATCTGCGTCCAGTTCATCTCGAACCTGACACGTTTGCCCGATTTGTCGGTGATCCAATAGAGGTTGTTCAGACGCCAGCGCCAGTCGGAAAACTGGTCAACGGCCGTTTGGAAGTCTGCGCGTCTTGCCATTGATATCCTCCAGCAACTGCGAAACTTCACTCGCGACAACACCATGGTCGGGCTCGACCTTGGAACCGTATTTCTTCGGCCTCAGCTTCTCCGCGACCCACTGACGGGTGGCGATGCGGAGCTGCGAACGCCTTATGGCCTCGCCATTCTCCTGCCAGCCGGTGGTCTCGCCGGCGGCGTTCTTCTTTTCGATCCAGTCGTCTGCACGATCATCGGCAATCTCGACCATCTCGTCGACAAAACCATCCGCCTGAACCTCGCGCGCCAGGGCGTATTTGACCCGAAAACCGGCCTTGTCCTCATCGGCGAGCCAGGACAGCACGCTCGACATCGCCGGCATCTCTTCATCCCGGCAGATCGACCGCAGGCTTTCCCTGTTTGCGATGCGCTCGCAAATCCTGTCGGCAATCGCCTGGGTGAACTTGATGGGTCTGCCCATGAGGCGCCGCTTCTGGAGGGTTCTAGAACAGCGCGACGATATTGGAGGCCGTGGTCCCGGTCAGCGCCACGATGGCGGCGTGAACCGGCAGGATCGTCCCGGCCGGCACGCTCTTGAAGATGACAGGATCCATGTCGCGACGCGGCGCAATGGCAACATCGCCCGCCGTGCCGATATAAAGCGCGCGCGCACCGACAATGGCAGTGTCGTTCGGCGTCACCACTGCCGCCCGCGAGGCCGGAGCAATCGAAGCGTCCAT